TTGTTCCGGAGAAGGGAACAGTTCGCCATACACCTTCTTGCGAATCTCTGCTTGCCACCCTGCAGGGTTAGGAGTTTGCTTTCGTTTACGCTCAAAATAGTTAGTCACTGACACCACCCATTCGTCAATGTCTCTTGTAGTGAGAACGAACTTAGCGTCTTCAAACTTTTCGTCTAGCATTTTATACTCAGGGATGACAGGAATGTCGCATGCGCCATCGTTATCCAGATATTGCAGTTCACGTTTCCTGGGATAATGTATAATTTTCAGGTGCGGTTTTAATACTTCAGAAAATGTTGTTGTTCCTGTTCTGGACAGACCCAATCCAAATACTTTGCTCACAGTTTGAACACTCCCTTGTCACCATATATGTTTTCTTTGATATCCTTTCTTAAAAAGAAAAGGTCGAGTTGTACTACGATGTTATCGCACTTGTGGACCTGCTCAACCGATACAGGATAGAACCCATTTTCTTGAAAAAATTCAATATAGTCGTTTATCTTTGGTGAACCTTGATTATAGTTAAAGAACGAAACCTCAGTCAATATGCATTTTACACTCTTGATATATTCACCCAATCCTTCAAGGATATCAAGTTCAGAACCCTGTGTATCTAACTTAATGAAGTCAGGCGGCGTCAGGTTATCTTGCTCGATAATGTTGTCGAGTCTTCGCGAGGGCATCTTCGTCGGTTTAACAGATTGATAGTGCTTCGTGTTTTCTCTATAGTAACTATCGCCTGTTCCGGTAATTGAATAGAACTCAATTTCCCTCTCGTCAGAAGAAAGCAGAACGTTGTAATGATTGCCAGAAGATCTTCCGTGTTTTTTGTTTGCCTCAAACGTGTAGAAGTTAGAGTTACGCAGATGGTACTTCATCTCGCGAGTCCACGATCCATTGTTCGAACCAATGTCGAATACAACCTTCGGATTTATTTTTTTCAGTTCATCTATCATTATATTTTCCATTCTGATTGTGGTAGGTTGACCACTCTGTACAGTGCTTCTTCGCTTAGGCGATCGAGACCTGCCCCCTGTGCATGTACAAACTTAGTTTCTTCTGTTCGACTGTCATTGACTCTTTTGTTCGGGTTTTCCTTATCTCGCGTATAATGAATGTAACTGTTCCATCCATTATGCATTTCTTGTAGATTCATTCCGCAAATAAAGATCATAGCGTGAAGGTAATTCTGATCGAGGGCATAGAAGTTGATCAATCCAGAGGATCGGATCTTGTTGATATATTCTTTAAAGTCAACGAAGTTCTCTCTTGCCTTGATCCTTGCCTCACGAGAGTAAAGTACCACACCAGAGTTATATACCTGTAGCAGATCCTCATCAGTCCGTGGAAGGTCGCCGCCCCATGTTTGCTTAATTACTTTTGCCCACTTCTCATCCTTCTGAGACGTTATCTGTCCGAGACTGATTGTTCTTTGCTTGGGTTGGAACGGTTCGGTGCACATACCGATATCTGCCTCAGGCGAGAACGCGTCGAATACGTTTTCCTGCAGGTTATCGACTGCGAATATATCGCAATCTAAGAAAAGCACATTGTCATATTCATCAAAACTTTTGTCATATATTGGACGAAACGCTCCATAGTATTTGCTCTCATTGCCGAGAGTGCTGGCGAAGTATCTTGGGTTATGATCAAACCTGTGTTCTGCGCCTATCCTCGCCGCATACTCAGCGATATTCTTTCTGCTAGCGTCGACGCCTGATCGCAGTTCACCATCCCAATACTGATATATGAGATTCACTCTAAGATACCTTGTTCTACCAGATTTCTGTAATTAAGAATTTTGCTTTGACCAGGAGACTTTCTTCCTGGAGTGTTCTTTATCTTTTTCCTAATGTGAATAATGTGCCCTTCGCTCACATTCTCTTCAAAGGAAGAGCGGTTCCACAGATCTTTGTCGAGGTATGTATTCTCAGTCACCTTCATGTCTGCCTTAACTGCGAGACTATGCATGATTCCCTCGTCCTCAAAGTTATGGTTGAACGGTCTTATATCTTTGTCGTCAATGTGCTGCCTTAGTTGTTGACGAACCTCGCGATCGAGTCGATATATCGAACCACCCCAGTAAGGATACTTCGAGTTGCATAGTTTAGGGAACCTTCGCTCTAATGATTTGACTAGAGATTTCTGAATGCCGTGGTGACGTCCAATACCTTTATCATCGGTGAAGATATTCTTAGTCATGCCCTTGCGCGTGAACATATCGATGTCCATCATCACGACTGTATCGTACTCGTCGAACTGCTCGTCGAGCATGATCAGTTTTTGACATGGAGCACTTAAACCTTCCCGAAAGAGATCGCCTCTTAATAAAGAATAATCTGCCCCACAAAACCTGGCATATTCTTCTATGTTTGCTTTTGACTTTTCTTCGAGTTCTCCCAAACTTCCAGTCCAGTGTTGTAAAATAATATTTTTCATTTTCCCCTCAAGGCAATCGAGTGCCATCTGAAAATTTAGGTTGAACGGTAGAAGGATTGAACTTAACAACGCTCGGAAATATGTATTCTAACTTTACCAATCGAGAATTGATCATATAACTGCCTTGGTCCAATCCATATTTTTTTACACCATCAAGCATCTTCTTTGCTCCTCGAGGTGTCATAGCATATGCTGCTGTACCAGGAATTCTATCGCTGCCTTTATATTCATTTTCATAAGGGTAGAAAATAGGATAACTTTCTTCGAGTTCGTATATTCCTGGTTCAGTTTTTCTCGGAGCATGACGCCAATAACGTTCGAGTGTTTGTCCATCTGAAAAAACGTCTTGCATATTTAATATTAGACAGTCTTCGAATTCAGGATCATCCCACTCACGAACACAGATTGAATCGTGCTCAATGAACGCCATGGATTTATTCTGTTTTACTATTTCTTGCCAGAACCTTACATGATTCAGAGCGCAACTTTTCTTCGCCATAATCATTCGAAGCAGCGCTGCTTCTTCGTCCGGATACTTGTCGATGCGAGAAATATGACTTTCCATACGACCGTTCGAGATCCACTTCATCCTTAGCGGTTCTTTGTATTTTTTTGGAGTGATTCCTGCGCGCAGGTTTGGGATCCAACCGTCGAAGTTAGAGAATGACTTTTCTGATTCTTCTGCTAATTTAATCGATGAGTCATTACCCGACACATAGATTATTTTTGCTTCTAGCATTTTATCAAATCCATCAGTTGCTCGACGTTCTCACCTGCTGCCGGTAATCTGTCTTTAAGGAAGAAGTGTACGAAATGACACTCATCCAAGTTGGTGTTAGCAGTGTAAAGACCGTTCCACTTCCAATGCATATGCTCGGTTGGAACTTTGTGTTTCTTCAAAAAGAAATTAAGCAGAGTTTGATCAGTGCTCCATTTCCATGCGCCCATGCCATCGACAAAGTTCTGAAACTCTGCGCGCTCAATAAACTGTTTTGGCGTTTGACCCTTGAGGAACGGTAGGAACTTTTTGCTATTGAGCAAGATCATACCCATGTTGTAGAACTCAAACCCTTTATCGTTTGGTTCGAAATCAATTCCAATTTGTGGTTTGTGAAGAGTAGAATACTGCATCTTTGAGTATCCTTTAATCTTTGTTTTGTATTGCTCGGTAATTGGCATTTCGCGCTCGCATACCGCACCAAACGCATGATCATCACCGAACTCTTCGAAGATATTTGGTGAGTCAGGGCGAATGTAGATATCGGCATCAATAATAGCGATGCGGTCATACTCTTCGAGATATGCGAATGCATTTTCTTTCTCGTAGATGGGGAGATATCCGCCATGTTTTTCATACGAGTCTTTGCTACGATTAGTGCGGAAAACATCAGGTTTAATTCTTAGCACTGGTACGTCTTGCCTAATGTAGGCAATTCCGTGCGTCTCACAGTAATCCTTTACTGATTGCATACAGTGCTTATACAGTTTAGATTTCGCTGCCTTACCGATGCAGACTTGATATATGAGCGTCTTCATTTTTCGGCACCCAAACCTTTCAACGTTTCTTTCAGTGACTCAAGTTGGTTCTTAACAACCCAGATATTGTACTGAGTGATCACCAATAACACTGATACGAAACATAATAGAAAATTTTCAAACATACTAACCTCAATTGTACTTTGTTTGCATTCGCTCTTCGAAGTGTGACTCGTTTTGCTGATCCTGTCGCACCTTTCTTTTATATGATGAGCGATCTAGATATTGGTTTTTGTGGCGGTCTTTCTTTTTGTTTCTAGGATCGAAACGGTTGTACTTTGCCATGGGTCACACATTCTCCATTCGGGTCATTAAACGTTCGGCGCGGTTCGTTACCTGACGATACCAGCGACTGTCTCTGCCTTCTACAGCAGCACGCTTCCAGTCTTGCTCTTCAAGTGCTGCGCGGAAGTTCTTAAATTTTGCCAAGCGAGTACGCCCCATGTTAAACATCATATTCACTAGGATCTCTTGAATCTCACCTGGCCACATCATAAACTTATTGTTGTATAGCGCAACGCACTCGCTTTCTGCGACACGTAAATCACGTTCAAATGCTTCCCACACTCGGTCTTCAGAAACCTCAGTTCCCTCAGGTTCTCCATACTCGGGGTCATCCTTTACAATTAGGTGACCGACTCCAAACGTAGGATATCCCAAGTGGTCGCGATAGATTTCGTACTTCACGCCCTCGTCGATTTTAAGTTGCTCGAATACACTTTCTTTGTTCATATGTCCATCCATTCTTTTGTCATGATGTAATCTCGGACGAAGTCGCTTCTTACGATGTCTTCCCATGTGAAGTTTACAACCGAGAAGTTCTTCATTTGATCCAAGATCTGTAAAAAAGTATTTATTCCTTTCTTATCTCTGTCGCTCTTAAAGTCTGACTGCTTATAGTCGCCAGAGAAGATTATCTTAGTGCCCTGACCCACGCGCGTGATCACCGAGTCAAGTTCGTGGAAGTTTAGATTCTGACACTCGTCAACCAGTATGATAGAGTGATCAAAGGTCACGCCACGAATGTACGAGGTTGACTCAAACTTCAGGTAATCGTTGTGTATGAGTTTCTCGTATGCCTTGTTGTCCTCGAACATCTCAGCAGTGGCAGCACGATATGGTCCAGTAAAGGCATCGAGTTTTTCTTCGAGCGATCCAGGAAGGTATCCGACATCACGAGTCGGTACAACCGAGCGCACGATAACGAGTTGATCGTATGGAGTGGAACGGTCAAGAACTTCTTCGAGAGCAAGATACATTGCTAAGAATGTTTTGCCGGTTCCGGCGGTCCCCATTAATGCTAGGTGATCTCCCTCGCGCCATGCATTAAACGCTTGGTGCTGGTGATCAGTGATGGGTTCTATGGTACGGAGGTCATCGATGCGAATGATCATCGATTCCGATTGCTGCTGTTTTGTTTTCATCAGACGTTAATCGTATTTTTAACACGTTTCCCAGTTGACTTCTTAATATTCTTCAGATGATCGCTCCAGTCACTTCCGGTCTTGCTGATCATACTGCCGACGTGCGTTACGTCTCGCGGTGGAGAGAGATGTACTTGTTGCCATTTTCCGCTAGCAACCATCTCTTCTTTCTTACTTATCGAAACAATAAACTCTTTCGTTTCGCCTGTTTCGGTGTTCTTTAAATCGTATGTTGGCATAACAATTTTCCATGTTTAGGAGGGAACAATACCCCCAATGAAGGGGGCATGTCCAGATAGGATCACCTCCTTACGCGGGATTCAACTTCTGATATAGCGTTCTCTAGAAACGTTTGTTTCTTAGAGAGTTGATACGCTTTATTAGAATTACCTCTTTTCTGCAATTTGTGAATATAATGCCCAAGTTCTCGTGAATCTCTTCTCAGTCGTTCCAACTGATTAAATGTAGTCATAAGACCTCCTTATTGTTTTACTTGGATTATAGACTCAATAATATAGTATGGAAGTGCCTCCTTTAGTTTCTATTCTCACAACGGGGTTATCAAATCATTCCACAATCAGGTCCGGAAACGCGTCTTGTACGAGTTTCTTCGTGATACCTTTATATGGACTCTTCTTATTGATCATCGATACTACGATCGATGCATCTTGCGAAGAAACAGACTCTAGCAGGTCAATGAACATGCGCTCACGTTTAACTGCCGGAAGACTGCTGCTCTCGCGCAATCCCTTGACGAAATACTTGAAGTTCATGTGTTGTTTTAACAGCGAAGAGGG